TTTAGGACTGACGATTGAAGAATATAACTGGTACGCAAATGAGGTGGCTAATTACCGCCCCGAACGCGATCCAGCTTATGACGTAGTGCCGGATGTGGTGTGCATCCCTGTCGTGCCATTGGTCATGACAGTTGTGGGAATGGGTATAAGTTTTGCAGCATCAGCAATGGCACCAAAGCCAAAGCTGCCAGCACAAACTGATCCAGCGCAACAACAAGCGCAACAAGCAACACCTGTTAGCGTTACAGGCGCTAGCGTTAATGTTGAAAATAGATTTACTAATATAGATGGCTTTACTTCAGTACAACCGTTAGCGCGACTTGGCGAGTCGATGCAATTGGTATTCGCCAATAGGCGTGGTGTATATGGCGGCGTAAGAGTAGAAACTAAATTATTGTGGTCGCAGTTATTAAGTAGAGGTAACGGTCAGGAATTGTTAGGAATATTTCTTGCTAATGGTGGCGAGTTAGCATCACAACCAGATCGGGATGGTATGGGTATTGGCGATAGTTTATTGCGCGGTTACCAAGAAAGTAAATTAGCCGTATATTTTAGAAATGGCGATTTAACTACTCGAATCCAATTTACAGACAGGGTGCATGGCGAACTGGAACCACGCGATAAGAGTGATGTATTTATGGCTGAATTAAAAAATAGTGACAACTTAAAACCCATATTTAGTGGCGTTAGAATACCATCTACTATGACAATATTTGGCATATCTGAACCTTTACGAAGTGCGCAAGATTTTAGATTGCCATTTAAACGCATAACGGGTGGCAAGTTTGAAACACCAACCAGTAGCTTGGAACGTGAAAAAATTAATATGCACTATGGGTGCAGAACAGGCGCAGTTCGCATAAGAGGTAAAAACGAACCAGCAGATCGCGAAAAAATAGATATTCAAGTTGACCTTAATGATATTATTGAGTTTCATATTTATGGCGGTAATATGGCTAGAACATTTGGCGATATACCTGGGCAAGATATTAAAGTACAAGAAGACAGTATTCGAGAGTTAGCTGATAATGTTTTAATACAGGGCGAAACTTATCTTGTAGGTGGTGTTGAAACTGTATGCCAAGGCGCTAATACTGAAGAACTATGGGATCCCGTAAGCAAAACAAAAATATATACATTTAAGGCACTGCAAGCAGGAAAACTACGCCTAGTTCATGAAGGTCTTATTATTCATGAACCCGACGCAGAAGGAGAAACCTTTAGAGATCAAACTAAAGCCAGAAGTATTAATCCGCATTACGGCCCAAGTTTATGTAGAGTAGCAATTGCACATTTCACTACAAGTAGGAAATTACAACAAGTAGAAATTGGCATTAAATCAAAGGTATTTAAAAATTTTAATGGGATTACTAATTTTGCTGGATTACCAGCAGAAGATGTAATTGCAAGAATGGAAGAAAATGGCCCATACACCGCTGGAACTTATAGTGATTACGGCTTACGGTATTCGTTTTTCAGAGTAGAAATTAAAGAAAAAGGTGCTACTGAGTGGTACAGGCTTGTAAATGGCGGTGGCGGCGTATTTTGCGTAAGAGGCCAAACACCAGTAGAACAATTTAATTTTATCCGTGTAGCATTTCCTACTGATGATAAACAATACGAGATTAGATTTAGGCCCCTCGCAGGTGGTGCGTACCTAACGTATAACTGGCCTAGTGGTAATAAAATCTGTGTGTTGGATTGTCGTACAGGAAAAGCTCAAGACTATAGCGTGTCAACGCCAATAGGTGTATTTACTGTAGGTTTTAAAGGATATCTTGAGCGTTTAGATCAAATAGCAGGAACCAATAAAGTTATGATTAGAGGCGCAACTTCTGAAGGAGCAGCAATACAATTTGCGCCACTTACATGCCAAACAAACGTAATACTAAACGAACCTACAGGTTTTAATACAACTACAACTGGTTCCGGCACCGGGCTTACAGTAAGCGCCGTTGCAAATAAACTTCTTCCAGCAAGTCCCGTATGTACTGTAGTAAGTGGATTACAGGTAAAATGGTTGCATCTAGGTTTTATGAATGCAAGTGATAGACCTAGCAACGGTCAAGTACATACCGCAGTAGTAAGATTTACAAAAGGCAGACATTTTGTGGATGTACAGTTTACTTTACTAGCAAGAACGTTTGCAAGTTTTGCACTAGATTTTGGAGGTACTGGTAAATTTGGTACAGGTTACGGTACTAATAACAGCGATGAAGGCTGGACACAGCCATATTTGTGGACAAATTTAAATCGCTTTCCATCAACAATTACTGTAGTTGCTTTTGATGGTTTTGATGTAAACGACGATGGGCAACCGTATTTAGCCGATGATGCAAATGGTGTTTATAGTGTATCCATGCCAGGAGGTTTTGCAGCACCAAGCAACGGGGTGGTACAGGCACAAATAAATGTCACGTATGTAGAACAGCCTGTTTACGATGCAACTATAAGCCTAGAAAGTGGAGGCGCTAATTATAAAGTCGGCGATAAAGTCACAATTAATAGCAATGGTAATGTTAATTTTCCACAACTTACAATTACTACTGTAGGTTCTTCTGCCGAAAGCGTTTTTGAAGAATGGGATGCTGTATCTGATATATACTTTAACACGGGACAATCGGGCAGCCACGAAAGTGGCCCAGAGCACCAAATTGTTTATATTAATGAGCAACGCGAAAACCGTAAGCTTGATAACCAGCCTGGCACTACAAATACTATATCTTACGCCCCGACATATAAAGATATGACATTGCTAGGGCTACAGCTGCGCAACGGCAGAGAATGGACTAGTTTTAGTAATTTTACATATTATGCTAAAAAAGGCTGTAAAGTACGCAAGATAATAAATGAAAGCAATCTTACTACAAACTCATCTAATTTAGACAATGCTGTTTACGACGCATCAAACTTATATCCAGAAATTCTATTCCATCTTGTTGCTACTTCTAGCTTGATGCCTACGACCATGATTGACTGGGACGGCTTTGCAGAAGGCTGTAAGGTATGCCTAGCAAATAACTTTTACTGGGATGGTGTATTAGCTGCACCAGTAAATATCAGAGATTGGGGTCATGAGAATGCGCAATACTTCTTCTTGGATTTTATGGTGCTTGGCGGTAAGTTATCACTACAACCAACATTCCCAGTAGTAAAAGGAACAGATATAAATGGCTACACATTAGGCGGTGCGTATGACCGCAAGCCGGTAATATCTGCATTATTTACTGATGGTAATATTATTGAAGATTCGCTTAGCGTAAATTGGTATCCTGCGGAGCAACGTAAAGCGCCTCAAGTATTAGTTACGATGCGCGATGAAGTAGAAAATGGATTTGCCGAAACTCGCAACATTCTAGTTAAACGCAATGATCCAGCTAACCCTGACCCGCAAGTTGAAGCAGTAGATTTTACCGGTTTTTGTACTAGCGCAGAACACGCAATACAGTTTGCAAAATTATTAATTAACATGCGATACCATATCACGCATGTAATATCATTTAAAACGTTGCCAAATGGCTTAGCTTTACAACCAGGGCAGTATTTCCGGGTATCAAGCCAAGCAAGGCATGTGGAGCAATTCCAGAATGGTTATGTACTGGAGGATGGCACGGTGGTATCTAGCAGCCCAATGGCGGCTGGCACTTACACCGTATATTTCTGGCGTTCCAGCATGACGCAAGTAGAAGAACGGTCAATGGTGATTGGCGCTACGGGCAAGACCACACCTGAATTTGCAAACAGTGTATTTACGCAATACAGCTCTAGCACCAGCAACTACTTGTACAAGTCAGAGATGATAGCTTATGATGAGGAAGGGATGGTCGAAATAACCGGCAGCCACGTACCACTGGAGACTGACGGCAAGATCACATATCTAAACATGGATGCCGCATTATTTGAGGTGCAAAACGAGCAATGAGCACTGCTGGCCCTAATTTCCCAAATCTTGTGCCTACAGCACGGTCGATGTCACCTGGCGATTTTGCTAGTAAGGTATTCCGTTCGCAAAGCGGTATTGAAGCGCGGGTGCAATATGGCAATAGAGCATTCAATAAAACTTTAGATTTGGAATATAGCAATATCAACGAAACTGATGCTGCTGCCATCCACGACCATTATTTAGCATGTAAAGGAACATTGTATTATTTCGGGTTGCCCCAGAACCCAAAATCAGGCAACAGTACGTTTCACCAGAATGATCAAACTACTAATACACTCGATCGGTTTAGCGCCGATCCATTTGGGCTAAGATACCGTTATGCGGAACCACCGCAGTTTAATAGCGTCAAGGAAGGTCGCATGTCCGTTACGGTAAAACTGATTGGAGTGCTTGACTCATGACCTACTACAGCGGCAAGGATGGCAGTATGTCATTAGTAGCAGCAAACGGCGCCGAAACAGTAATTGCAAAAGTTAGTAATTGGAGTTTTTCAGCTCAAGTTGATACCTTAGAAGTCACGGTTTTAAACGAACATAGTAGGCGGTTTGTACCTGGGCTTAGATCAATGACAGGTACTGCAACAATATTTTACTACAAAGACCCTACCACGGGTATTAACGCTCCGGCTTCACTATTAGGCCACATTATAAAAACAGGAGAAGTAAATGAAACGGATGATATATTTAAAATAGAATTAGGCTGGGGTGAGAAACATGTTACAGGCAATATTATTATTACAAGTGCTGAATTAGCTTGCGCAGTTGGTGAGGTAATGCAAGCTAGTATTCAGTTCCAATTTACAAATATCTTATCATCTCTTGCGTTATGACCGTTTATCTTGGTAATGCAGGTAATATAGAACTCGTCAGAGATAGCGGCGATGAAATCACAGGAACTATAGCGCCTGCTAATGTCAATACCGAAAAAGACATGTTTAGCTTTAATTTTAACTCTGGTGCGTTTGTAACAGGTGATTTTGTAGAATTTAAAAGCACTGTAACATTATCATTTATATCTGGATGGGCGTATCCTAAAGGTAACTTTTTTGTTAGCGTAGACCAGCTTGGTGGTTTGCGGTTATACAATACATACTCCGATGCAGTTGCAGGCACTTCGAACAATAGAGTTGCATTAGCTACACCTGGCGCAAGTATTGCAATTACTTGCACGATCCTTAATTCAGTGCCTAGAATACTAGGCCAAATCGTTAGGTTTGAGTTATCAACTGATCGCGAGGCGGTTGATACAACAAGTTTAAATCAAGAATTTAGAAATCAATACAGCACTTTGATCACGGGATCAGGCGTTATCGAGTGTATTTTTGATTATGCCGTTGCAGGCGAAATTGAAGCTGCAGTGTATTTGCATAATTTATTATTACGCAACCAGTTTGGCAGTGATTTTAAAGCTAACTTGTACATTCTGTCTGAAGGCCAAGCGCAAGGTGCTAATGCTGCAAATGATTCTGTATGGTACGAGATCAGTGGCGTAATGACACAGGCAGCCATTAGCTGTGCCGCAGGCGACATAATCGGTAGTACATTTACGTTTGTTACTACCGGTCGAATTACCCTAAGAGTGCAAACTACCACCTGGGGTGAGCTGAATCTCAACTCTGCGGGTGATAGACTATTGCTAGCACCTAGTGCTTCAGACAAATTAAGGCTTGTGGAGGAACTGTAATGGCTGACCAACGCATAGATCAGCTAAATGCTGAAACCACGCCAGCAGCAGCGGATTTGCTGCCTATTTTTAGCATAGCCGGGGCCGAAACAAAGAAAATAACAGTTAAAAATTTAGTTCAAGTTGGCGCTACGTTAATTGATAATGCGTCAATCCCAGTCGCTAAGGTAAACCTCAGCGGCATCAGTGGCACCAATCTATCGGCTGGCACTGTACCAATTACCGCATTAGATGCCACTAATGATATTTTGGCTACTGGTGGTTTAGCTGTATCAAGCGGCAACTTAGAACTGGTAGCACCTACCACCCCAATTGTTCGTAATGCTGGAACTGGCAGCCTTGAACACGCAACCAGCGGTGTTACTGCTAACACGTATACCAAGGTCACTGTTGACGCTAAAGGCCATGTAACTGTTGGCGCAACGCTTGCTGGCGCTGATGTACCAGTTGCTACATCTGCTGTTGTTGGTGGTGTATCAATACCAGCAGCAGGCGGCCTGGCACTTACCGGCGGTGGTGCATTAAGTCACAGCAATTCTGTAGCTGGTGGCGCTAGCACTCGTAGCGGTATTACCTACGACCTGCAGGGTCATATTGTTAGTACCGTTGCAATAGTTGCTTCAGATTTACCCGCAGCTACTACTGCCGCAAAAGGCGCTGTTATTGCCGGCACTGGTTTGGCTGTTGATGGCAACGGCATTCTGTCTACTGCTGTTGCTACAACAAGTGATTTAGGCGGCATCAAAATTGGTAGTGAGTTTGGTTTAAATGGCAGCAACCAATTGCTGCTTGCGGTACAAGCAAACGTTGCAGGCGGTAGTGCATATCCAAAAGTAACAGTAAATAGCAAAGGTGTTGTTACCGCAGGTGCAGCATTAGATGCAGGCGATATACCAGCCCTTGATGCAAGTAAGATCACAAGCGGCAGCGTTGATATTGCACGTATTGCTGCTAATACAATCACAGGTGCAAAAGTTGCCAACTATGCAGTTACTAAGATTGGCGATACTCAGCCGACTGCTGATCATATTGGGCAGTTCTTTTTCAACCCTCTCAGCCGTGACTTATTCCTTTGGGACGGCAACGTATTCCAGCCAATTGGTATTTCAGTTGGTGAGATTGTATTTGCCGGAACCTTCGATGCAAGTGCAGGTGGTGGTACAGGTCACGTAGCAAGCGTCACAGCAGAAGGCACTGCTATTGGCCTGGTGGAAGGTTCGCCGTTACCTGCGGCTGCTACTGCTAACAATCGGTACTACCTAGTTGTAAGCGAAAGCGGCACCATTACTAGCGGTAATGCACCACAAGTTGCTTTAGCACCGCCTGATATTGTGCTATCGACCGGTATTGAATGGACAGAAGTTGACGTAAGCCAAACTTTTACTAGCGTTAGCGCATCACAAGTTGCGTTTACACCAGAAGGCACAATTGCAGCAAATAACGTACAAGCAGCAATTGAAGAAGTAAATAATGAAAAGCTAGGACTTGCGGGTGGTACGGTAACCGGCAACTTAGAAATTGGCACTGCTGGTAGTTTGAGTTTTGAGGGCTCCACAGCAAACGCATTTGAAACAACTGTCGCGGTAGTAGATCCTACGGCTGATCGGACAATCACGCTGCCAAATATTACTGGCACGGTAATAACTACTGGCGACACCGGGACTGTCACCAGCACGATGTTGCTAGATGGCACAATACTTAACGCTGATATAAACGCATCTGCTGCCATTGCAGGCAGCAAGATTGTTGCTGCTACCACAAGCGTGGTAGGCGCGGTGCAGCTTAGCGATAGCACCAGCACTACCAGC